CATACATTTGATAAACCTCATTAATAGTAGGCATTTCATTATCAGCATCGGTATCTGTTTTATTTCTTTGTTTGTTATCTATTCTTAATAACACTTCAGTAAATGCACCGATTTGATTGTCTTGATCTTGAAGATCTTGCAATCTTTCTTTTTGCTCTTTATTAACTCTTTTAGAAATAAGAGCTGTCTTTGCTTTAAATATATATTCTTTAGCAGCATCTGCACCAACAGCTTCAATTAAAGCTTCTTGATTTTTTAAAATCTCTTTTGGATTAATTTGCAGATTAACATTTAATAATAAATTATTTTTAATTTTAGTTTTAGCTTTAACTAATGTCTCAAATTCTTTAACTCCAATATAACCAGCAGCAGCTTTGTTATTAATTAATTTTTCAAAAGCAATAGTACCAATAGCCATCTCTGCTTGGTCCTTACTAATCATTTGACTAATTGCTGTATCAAAAGAATTTCCTAATGTTAATGTGAAATCACTAATATTATTTTCTACAACCTGGCTATTAAGTTTTGGAACTAACAAAGATGCTTTTTCTGCAAGCTTACTTTTTAACAACCTTTGAACTGGAATACTTTGACCATTTAAAAAACTTTTAAAATTACTTGGCTCTAAATCTTTAATTAATTTATTAGGTGCATCTGTATCTCTGCTTTCTTTATATTTAGAATATTTTTTATCTATTTCTAAAGATAAAGCTGGTAATGCTTTATTATAATTATTGGTATCTTCAATAGCATACATATCCTTTTGAATAGTAGCGATTGATTTTGCAACAGATGATATTGCTTGTCCTCTTTGAGTTGCTAAAGAAAATGGTAATGCAAGAGCAGATGTTCTTGGAGTATTACTATCTTTAATATTAGCTTTACTATTAAATATTTCTAACTTTGCCATTATGTAATTACTAACCTTCCAGCATCTTGAGATTTAGATCCCATTGTAAGTAGGCTTCCAGCAGCTTTCATGTATTCTGTATTTGCTGTCATCTTACCTTTAAATTCTTCGCCTCTACCTCTAGCTTCAATTAATAGAGATTGATTAATCATATCAGTTACAGCAACTTTAGAATTGTAATCTGCTATCGCTACATCAAAAGACTGTAACTGTTTATTTTTAATGGCAACAAACATTGGAGTTGTGCCAGCTCTCATTTCTGCACCAGATCTTAAAGACTGAACAAAGAAATTTGAATACTGTTGATCTTGTTGATCTAGTAATCTTGGCTTCTCAACTGTCTCATATACTTTTTGTTTTACAGCTGCTTTTTTTCTTTCGTATTGTGCTTCTTGATAAGCAACACTTGAATTGTATTTACCGATTGCTTTTGCACCACTAGCCGCAGCTAAATTACCTAGAAAACTCATATATCTTTGCCATCCTATAATAGTTAGTTTGGTCTGGACCATATCTGGTCATCAAACCTTCATTTTTTAAACCAAGCCATTCGGCAAACCGAACACCAGTTATAAATTCTTCTTTGACTGCTGTTTGCAATCTCCAAACTTCATTGTTCTTACAGAGATAATCTAATCTTCTCTTGACCGCAGAAGCTGCTTTAATTTTGTAATCATGAACTCCTTTACTTGCCATAACCCAACCTTCAGCAACTCCATCCCATAAAGGAATAATGCCACCAGCCAGGATAGGATTATTGTCAGCCAATAAAGTGAATGAAAGACCAAACACTTTAGTATCAATTCTAGTCTCTGTGTAACTCGCATCAATATCCATTAGTTTATGGTTTAATCCAAACTCAACCATTTCATCGCCATGATGTTTTTCGTAAGGAACTATTTTAAAATTAGCCATCCGATGTAACTAGAGTTGGATAGATTGCTAATATTGAACAAGGAAGAGGCTGATCTTGTTTAATAAATATAAAGCCATCCGAATTGTAGTCATCGTTAAATTCAATTTCTTTGTCTCCAGAAAGTAATGTATCAACTGGATTACTTAATAAAGATGAAGTTGTTCTAAAAGGAATAGTTTCTAAATTTGATAATGAAGGTCCAACTTTAACACCAACTGTTTCAAATAATCTTAAAACTACTTTTGAAATTCTTTTTGTTTTACCTTGAGATGTACCTTCAGCAGCTCCACCTTCAATTCTCATTGTTTGTAAAATACTATCGTAAGATAAACCAACACATGCTTTAGTTGCAGATCTATCTAAAGTAATTGCACCAGAGCTAACTGTTTTATTTGCATGAGCTGCACCATCTGCAAGTATTGAAACTGTTTGTCCTTCTAAATGTGCTAGACCACTTAATGTAGTTGTAGCAGATCCAGAGTAGGAGAGGTGGCTATCTAAAAATTTAAAATCTGTTGAAGATGTTTCATCAAAATCAAAATCAGAAAAACATTCTACAAATCTTTTAGTTGCACCATTGATTGTTCTTTTTACAATTACCCAAACTTCATCTTCTGTTAATGTTCCAGAAATTGAAGCAACACTTTCACAAACTGCATTGCCACTTCCAAATACTCCACCGAATATATGTCTCGACCAGGCAATTACATTCTCTGATCTTTGATAAGTCAAACAAGCTAATACTCCATCATCTCTAACACACCAAATATTGCTACCTGGCTCTTGTTGATATGACATTTCATTTATTCCAGTATCAGTAACTGTTTCATTAAGAATAGTTAAATCTGGAGCTTGATAACCATCACTATCAAAGTTGTATTGTAATTCTCTAATTTTTCTTTTTGCTTTTTGTAAAAACAAGATTGCGTTACCAGCTGGAATAGCATCCACATTAGCTGATCCAAAAGAACTCTGTCTTTTAATCGTAATGTTAGTTGGAGTAATACTCGCATCTGTTCCGTCTGCTGAAACTGTAAATTCTCCTCCAGTAGTACCAACCACTAAAGTTCTTACCGCTTTCATATATCTAATGGCATTAACTTGATTAGATGCAATAGTATAAACCATAGCATCATCAGCATTTGTGCCAGTAGTCATATTTTCATAATCTCCAGCTTTAGAGAAAAATAATGTTTGTGGCTCATCTGTTGTTCCAGCAAATACTAATCTTTGTTCAAAGAATGATACGCAAGAAGGATGACCAGTTGTATCTGAAAACGCACCCAGGTTAAAATTAGCAGTAGCAGCTGTGCTAGCAAAAGCTGTTGTAATTGTACAAACAACAATAGTCGTACTGGTTCTTGATGTAATTTTAGCTTTACCAGAATTAAAAGATATTATTCTTCCAACATCAGTTGTTTGAAATCCAGCTCCACCATTTATTCCAGTAACCGCAGAGGCAGTAATATTAACTCCAGATGCAACTCCAGCAGAGGCTGGTGTTAAAGTAGTCGCTGTTGTGTTGGTTGCAAGATAAGGTCCATCAGTAAATTCTACTTCTGCTAATGTCCAAGAAGTATGACCAGTTCTTGATAACTTCATCACTTCATGATTTGGATGAGTGATGTACATAACATCTGCTGATTGAGCAAATTTTATGTCAAATAATTCTGCTGTTAAATAAGGAGTAGATATTTCATAAGCTGATCCACCAGATAAGATCTGTCCTTTGTCTTTAAAAAATCTAATATAATTATTTCCAAATTCTAAAATATAAGTTTGAGTAGTTGAAAACTCAAAAGGTATTAATCTTGTTTTAGCAGCAGATGATTTCACTTCTGCAATAAATTGTGTGCCAACTCTTCTAGTAGCAGCACCTTGAGGATGTACTAAAAAGTTTTCTAAAGTTTTTGCACCAGAAGAATATTTTTCAAAATCTGTTCTTCCATCCATTTTAGGAGAGAACTCTCCAGATACAAAAGAAGTTAAAGCTAATGTCGTTCTTGGCATATTTTTTTAAAAATTTCTTGTTGAGACAAACCTTGTTCTTCTCTTTTACATTTAGAAGTTGGATCTATTTCATGTTCGTTAATAATTTCTACTAAAGCATATCGATAAACTTTTGTGTCATCTCCCCATTGAAAATGAAGAAGTGATTTAGGTTCAGAATATTTTTCTAATAATCTTGGATCAAATGATGATTTGGTCATTATAATCTAGCATCTGTAAATTCAGAGCTTTCGATAGTTCCTAATGAGTTTTCTGTTGCATCAATAAATCTTGCTTCTCTTAATCTTTCATCTGCTCTAACCATATATTTATCTGCTAGAGTTGCGTTGTTAGTTACTGCATAAGCTAAATCTGCTGCAAGTTGATGAGATATACTTTCTTGTAAATAGGTATCGTAATTATTTGGATCAGTATCAATAGCGATATAAATTATAAAAACAGTTCCTTCATTGGTTACAATATTTCTACCTTCCAATTTGTAATCAAGATTAGATGCAATACTGTCTGTTGTTCCATTGTGTACTTTTAAAACTCTTAAACAATCTGAAGGAAGAGCATAAGCATAAGTGTATTCTACGACTGGAGCTGTACTGTTTTGAGCTAATTGAACTCTTTTGTGTAAGCAATTCCAGGCATGAGATCTGAATACTCTATTTCTTACTGGTTCATATCTTTGATTAACTAATCTTGCATTCTTACTATCATCTGTGAATGCTGAAATTGTTGATGCTCCTAAAAGATTGAGAGCTGAATTTGCTATATCTACTGCACTTGCCATTATGTTTGTTCTCCTTGTTCTCTACATGAAAATCTAATTGCTAGTTTCTCATCTTCGAAATCTTCTTTATAAAGTTCATTTAATAAAAAATGTGATTGCTTATATCCTTGGTTTATACATGTGGACCAATTATCAAAAGATCCTGTAATTCTTTCGTCATTACATTTAGTTTCTGCGGTTACATAACTACACACATATAAAATTAAAAGGTATTTCACTTTAACATTTCCATCTTCGTCTTGCTTGTCTGATCCTTGAGTTTGGATTATTTTTAGTTTTTGCAGAAGATCTCTTCAGTTGTCCTAAAGATCTTGCACAATATGATTTTCTTCTTTTCGCAGCCTTTGATCCTTTTTTAACTTTACCAGTAACTGCTGTTTTTAATTTTGATCCTGGATTAGCTCTTCGATAAGCTTTTACTCCAGCCTTTGTCATTCCAGCACCTTTTTTAGTAGGTCTGTAATTTTTTTTATTTCTTGAAATTGCTCTTGCCATTTGACTAATGCCTGGCGGATTTCTCCGCCAAGCAAAATGATTATTGACTACTCAACTGTGTACATAACCCAACAGTGAATAGAGCCACTTATAGTTGCTCCACCAGTTGTGATTACAATATCAGTTTCCGCAGTTGTTCTGTAACCTAGACCAGTCATCGCAGTATTAGCAGCAGTAGAGCCACCTAACATTGATTGAGTTTGACCAGCAGCATTCCATGTTCCAACAGCAGCTAAATATCTGTCATCGTCTCCGCTGTCTCCAACTTTTAAAGTTGAAGATCCGCCTAAAGCATCACACTTTAGAACAACATCCATTATAGTTGCGTTAGTTGGTATTCTACCAATCGTTATGTCTGATCCAGATGCAAGACTTGAAGCTTCATAGTTATCGTATGAAACTCTCATCTTTCCACCAAGAACTTCGCTGTCCACTTTAACAATAGGATCAGCAGTTATATTTGTGTAATTAACACCTTTAACACTTGCCATGATATATATTCTCCTATTGATTAAGCTTCATGAGCTTGGATTGTTACAACTTTATCTTCTTCCATTCTAGTTGCACCGATTGACTGGCAAACATAAACTTGATGAGCATAACCTTTGTCAGATCTCTCATCAATTCTAGTCATTAAGTCTTGACCGATAGCCATCTTACAACCATCCATTGCCCATACTAGGCAAAGTCTTTTAGATGATGCAGATGTAAGTCTGTTAGATACTATAAAGTTGAAGCCAAGGAATGAATTAACTTCTCCATTCGCTAAAGCTTTAACAGAGTTGAAATCACTAGATGTAACTTCTGTTGTGCCTAATAGATCTGTGATCTGTTTTGGCGAAACAGCTATATATCTAGAAATACTTGGATCAACTGAAGCCGCATCTAAAATCTCTTTAGCAGATCTTAATTTAGCAATAGTTAAACCATCAGTACCGCTTTCAGTTATCTTTTGGCTTGACGGAAGAGCAGTAGATGTAGATCCAGTCTCTCCAGTAAATGCTGTTCCAGATAACGCAGCGATGATTTCATCGTCTTGAGCTCTACCTAATGCGAATGCTGCCGCAGAGGCATAGCTGCTTGTAGGATCAATAAGTGTTCGAATTTTATCTTGGTTATCGATAAGATCCGCATACTCATAATCCACAAGACTAACTCTTCTTCTTGCATGTGGTGTCAGTTTTGTTCTTTGTAAATTTTTTAATTATTTTACTTCTACATATTACTATGTAGCTCGGACTATATCTTCACTATTAAATAGTGTTCGGCACTCTTGGAAGTATTATTCTTTCGTCAACTTCTAGTCTCTGAACCTTCTAAATACCTTTTAAATTATTTAGCTAGGCTGCTGATTGTCCTAATAGGAGTTCCCAGCAATCCACCGAATTTTTAATGAACAATTATTTTATCCATCTGTGGAGTGTCAGCATGTCTTGTAGTTCTTTTAACTGCAAGAGCACTTCCGACTTGGTCGAAAAATGCGTTTTTGCCAACAACAGTTTCAACATCAACAGCAGATCTCAAGAGAGAGCCTT